ATGGCTGCTAATATCGCCAGCGTGGCCAACCATCCGAACCGCAGCCGCCAGCCAGGCGCGAAGCGCGAGCCGCGCGCGGCCGACGTGATCGCCGCGCGCGAGGTAGCGAAGGAAACGCAGAGCGATGCCGCCGCGCGCATTCGCGGCACGCTGCGCTCCTGGCAGGCCTACGAAGACTCGGGAGCGAACGGCCGCCGCATGCACCCGGGCCTGTTCGAGCTGTACCTGATCAAGACCGGCCAGCCGATCCCGGACTGGCTCGCCTGAAAAGACGAAGCCCCGATCAGGAGAGCGGGGCTTCGGGTACAGCGGGCAAGGCGGACTTTAGATGCCGCGATTCTGCGCTTCCATCGCCGCCAGGTCAACCCTCAACCGCCTGGCGGCGCGCGCTCGGCCTTGAGGGTGGCGCGGCAGAGCTGCAGCGCCTTCAGTTTGAGGTCCGCGCGGCGGGCTTCCGCGACAAGAAATTCTCCATCTTGTCGGAAAAGCTCTCTTCCTTCGACTCGTCCAGGACCTCCGGCGGGATCGCCGGCAACCGCGGCCCCTCCACGCTCACCACTTCCGGGGCACCGGCCCCCACCTTCGGCGCCGGCGTCACGCAGGCCGAAGTCGCCATTGCGCAGGCGAGCGACAAGACGATCATGCTTTTCTTCGACATCGGCTTTCTCCTTGGCGTGTACCGTGACCGCCGCATTGACGGCGGATTGCTTGCGCTGCTCCTCGCCGCGAGCCGCGGCCTCGAGTTCCTTCACCCGCGCGAGGGCGGCGGCGAGCTTCTTGTTGTCGCGATCGGCGACCTCCAGCAGCACCGCCTTGCGCTCCGCAGCGCGAGCCTCCGTCTCGACGTGCTCCAGGTAGCTCGTCACGCCGTACAGCAGCGCGCCGAGCGCGAGCAGAATGCCGAGCACGATGCCCAGCTCCATCAGGGCAAAGCCGCGATCGTTCGTTTTCATAGCATGTCCTCGGTGAGCTCCGGCAGCGGCACGGTCTGCCCGGCCAGCGCGTGGCGGCTGTCGGAGCAGAATTCGATCTGCCCCGCCTTGATGAAGTAGTGGCACACGCCGACGATGTTGATCGACGGGCTGAAGGTCGGTTGCTCCACATTGCCGTCCCACGTCCACAGTGCATTGCAGTGGTTCGGCTTCTCCACGTTGATGACGTGGAGCGAGTCACAGCCAGGGCACCAATGCGCCAGCGTCTTGCCCTTCAGCGCCATGTACCCGGGCGAGGCCTCGGCGAGGATCGCGCTGAGCCGAGTCATTGGCACGGCGGTGCTCCGATCGGGCGCTGGTGGTGGTGGAAGAGGACCATCTCCACCGGCTCGACCTCATCCCAACTTTCGTAGCGCTTCTTCCGGCTCGGGTCGTAGACCTTCTCGCCGTCCCAGTAGAGCATGTACCACCCGTCCGGGATGTTCTTGCTGCGGACGGTCACCATCGCGCGACGGCCCCACAGCATGTTCTTGATTCCGCCAACCGTGCCCCAGTGCGGTGAGTAGACGCGCTCCACGTAGTCCACGTCCTTCTTGAGCCCGAATGCGGCGTACAGTGCGTCCTCCATCACGCCCGTGCACCCTTGCACCTGCAGGATCTCCATGAACGCCGCGCCGGCGCGCGCAGCCGCCTGCTCGTACGTCAACCCCAGCACCATCGCAAGGCATACGAATACGCAGTCGTGGTCGGTGCGCTGGTCTACCGTCATGCAACCTCCAGCTCGCCCGGCATCGGCGCGCAGCCGGCCGGCGCGGTGCTAGGGATGAAGAACCTCTTGCCGGATCTCGGCGGAACGCGCTGCCAGTGCACCCACGGGTCGTCGTTGTTCTTGCCGCACGTCCACTGCGGACGCTCCATCCACAGGCCGACCTGCTTGAGGGCGTCGCCGTTGGCGAGGCACCAGGCGGCGAGCGCGCGGCTGAGCTGGTCCTGCAGGTCGCCGCCGTTGCCCTTGATGTGCGGGGAGAGCGTCGCGGCGTTGGACGTGCGCGAGTTCACGCCGAGCGGGCGCCAGCCGCTGGCGATCGGCGTGTGCGTCACCTGGTCGATGCCGGGTTCGACGCCATCGGCCTCGGCGAAGGCGAGCAGCAGGTTGGCCTTGCCGAGCCAGTCCGCGGCGTTGTCGCGGATCTCGTTGGTCAGCTCGTGCGCGTACTGCACGTCGCGCCCCATCCAGTACATCTCCGGCGTGAGGATCACGACTCCACCACCTTGTGGAATTGCCGGCCGGGGATCGCGCCGATCGTGAAGTCGGCGAAGTAGAAGACGACGACGCCGGCCGCCGCGATGTAGGCCCAGCAGCCTTCGACGAGCTTGCCGTCCTCCACCCACGCCGCGCGCAGGTACTCGCCGCCGCGCACCGCTTCGATGGTGCAGGCGTCGTTGTGGAGCGTGATGTGGACGCGATCGTTTAAACGAGTCTCGAGCACGGGCGCGGCGTGCGCCTGGCTGCAGGCCATCGGCAGCGCGATCAGGACAGCCGCTAGCGCCGCCCACAGCTTCCAGGGCGTGTACGGATCTCGCGGGACCATCAGCCGGTCGGCGGTTTCTTCGAGCCGAACACGGCGTCGAGCGCGAGCTGCAGGCGCGCGATCATGCCGTCGGCCATCGGGCGCAGGAGCTTGTCGCCCGACATGCCGCCGAGGAAGGCGGCCACGACGTTCACGAGGGGATGCCAGCCTTGCCAGTGCCCGAGCAGTACCACCAGGGCCGCCGCGGCGATGCTGGCGAAGACGCCCTTGACGATGGAGAGCTTCGTCAGCCGCGTCGCGTCGTCGGTCCAGCCGGCGAGCTGGTCGAGCGAGGACACCGCCCAGCCGAAGAGGCTCACGATCACAACGACCACGCCCCAGCCGGCGATCTCCGCGAGCGTGCCAGCGGTGGCGCCGGCGATGCCGTACAGCAGAGTCTTTTGCTCCACGATCACAGGGACCTCGGGATCTCTTGCCGCAGGCGCTGGGTCGGATAGCGGGGATCGAGCGCGTAGCACAGGCGCCGCGCCTTGATCGTGGCAAAGGCGAATACGACGATCAGGCCCACCGTGTTAATCGTCACCGCCGGCGCCTCCCATAGCGCGGACACCTGAATCAGCGCCACGAGCAAGGCGGCGTGCGCGAGGCACAGAGCCAGGTTGAGATACTCCCGCACGCGCGAGCCGAAGAGGAGCTGCGGCTCGCTCCACTCCCGCCCGGAGATCAGCTCCCACGTGCACACGGCCATCAGCGCCAGGCCGAAGAGGATCAGCGGGATGCCCAGCCCGGCCGCGTAGGCGCCGGACGCGCTGCGCTCCGCGAACACGCTCCACAGCATGCCCTTGGAGAGCCAGACCGAGATCCCGCCCGAGGCGGCGAACCACCCGGCGAGGCCTTCGGCGTACAGCATGTGGCGGTTGGCGACTTTCATGGTTTGAGCCCTTCGTGATCGGCCGCGCCCTTGCAATGTCCGGGCTGGACCAGGTTGAGGAGCGCGCAGGCGACGCGGCAGAACACGCAGCCCGAGCGCCTGGAGCCGCACTCCGCGCTCACGCTGTACCGGCCGCCCCAGCCGAACACCGCGGCGCCGAGCCGGTCCATGGCGCGCAGCAGATCCTTGGCGTAGGGCACGTTGAACTGCAGGATGGCGAGGAGCGACACCACGATCGCCACCAGCGCCGTCACCGAGAACGGCAGCCAGAGGAAGAAGAACGCGACCAGCGCGGCGGCGATTTTCATCGGTCGTCCTTCGTGAGCAGGGTGAGGTCCACTTCGGCGAGCGCGGCGTTCACCACCGCGGCCGGGGTGGGGTTGCAGGCGAGCGGCACGCCGTAGCGCATGGCGACTTCCTGCGCGAACTCGGCGCACTGCCAGATGTTGTCCACGCCAGGCTTGAGCAGCCCGAGCCCGGCGAGGATGCACTGCCACTTCGAGTACGGCTCGCCGACCTGCTCCATGGCCCAGGCCTCGACCTCGGACTCCCACTTGCCCGCGATCGGCAGCCAGTAGCAGGGCAGCAGCCGCGACAGCGGGAAGATGCGGATCCCGGTCTGCACGGCCTCAAGCACGAACACGCGGCCCGCCGCGCGCCAAGCGACGCCGACGTGGCAGTACTCGCTCTGCGTGAAGGTCCGCACGAGCTGGATCTGGATGTCGTACCAGCTCGCCCACGAGCGGTGCGTCCACGCGAGCAGGTGCCCGGACTGGATGCTGTCGCGGTGGAGCGAGTACTTCACGGCATCGCCCTGAGCGCCGCGATTGCGGCATCGCGCGCCGCGGTGATACCCGCCAGATCCTGCGCCACCGCGACCGCATCGAGCGCCTTCTGCCGGGTGCCGATCATCCGCGCCGAAGCGGCACGGAACGCCTGCACCTTGACGAGCGTTTTCTGCAGGTAGAGGGTGCGCGTGATGCCGCGCGCGGAAGCGCAAACGTCGATGTAAGGCGTCGCGGCGTTGTTGTTCGCATTCCACGCGAGCGCCTCGGCCTCCTGGATGGGCCAGGATAGACGCTCGCTCGGCGGGAAGTCAGACAGCAGGCGGGCGGCAGCCCGCTCGAACTCCACGTTCACGACGGCCACGGCTTCGCCCGGCGCGACCGCCAATGTACGCTCCTGAGCGGTGGTGGCCTCCTGGTCGGTGAAGTACACGACCCTGTTGCCGAGCGTGAAATGGCTCTCCGTGCGGAACAGGCGGCCGGACGCCTTTGCCACTTCGACGGCTTCGTCGAATATTTGCGCATTTTTTGTGAATTCCACGTTATCTCCAGTGCCGTTCTACGGCCGCCAATCGAAAGAAACGCCCAGCGTCCCGGCGTCGCCGGTGTCTGTGCCGTTCACGCACGTGAAGCGGAGCTGTGTCAGCACATCGGAAAGCGCTTTTCTGCCCGCCGAAATATGGTGCACGCTGACAGCTTCCCCCACGCTGTTGGTACACGACCACGTGTTCGTCGATGCGTCGATCAATTCGAGAACCATCGCGCCGTGGAAGGCATAACCCGCGCTGCCCTCGGCATCCATCAGGAATCCCGCTGTGCTGCTGGCCGCCGTCCCGCCGCCCGTCACGCCCTGAGAGATATAGCCAGTGGCTTCGATCCCGCCGGCGTCCCCGATCTGAATCAGCATGAGCGAGGTGCCGCTCACGGACACGCCGTTGGGCATCACCGTTATCCTGAACGTCCCCTCGGGGAACCCGGTGAAATCTTTCGACGCGCCGCTGGTGGTCGCGACCGGGGCGAACATGCCGTGCCGGACATCCCCGGGACGATGTTTCGGATTGACGACGACCGTTGAGGGCGCCGTCACCCACGTGCCGGCAGTCGCCTGCGTCGATTCAAAGTACCCGAGCACCGTAAAGGGCACGTTCGAGCGCGCGGTCGTCGAATACCACACACCAGCAGAATCGGCGGCGCCAGCGCCGCCTTCCGCCGTTGTCGAGATCAGCGCGCCTTCGTCGATGTTGGTAATGCCACCCGTCGAAGCCTTCGGGTTCATCCACGCAATTTCCTTGGCACCGGAGACCAGGATCTCCGCGACCCAGATCTGCGACTTGATCGCGGACACCGATCCGCCGGTGGAGCCAGAGCTGATGACCGTGGACGACGCCGCTATGGACTGGACCTTCGACGAGTCTCCGCTCGCGATGGTGGCGCTGCGAAAGCCGGTGCCGACCTTGTTGCTGCTGGACGGCGCGCTGCCGTTGGCGCCGGTAAGCGCGATCGTCACCGCGTTCGCCGCCATCGTCACCGAGAAGCCAGCGTTCTCCAGCAACCGCGGCACGGTGCTGGTCGGAACCGAGATCACGGCCGCCCAGTTCGTGGCGTCAGCAGACGGGTCGGTCGTGCCCGCGCCGTTGGTGATGCGCCGGTAAACGGCGTAGTCGATCGGGCTCCACGTCAGGTCGCCGATCGCGTAGGTGGTGCCGCTCACCCACAGGTCCGCATCGAACGCGCCGGCGGCGGCGAGCGCGTTCACGCCCGGGATGAAGTCCTCCTCCAGCCACGCGAGATACGCCTCGACGTTCGTGTTGAACGTCGCGGCCACCTGGCTGCGGCTGGGCGCGGTCGGCGGGGTTTCGATGCTCATGTCAGGCCCTCGATCTCAAGGTTGTAGAGCGACTGCGGAAAGTTCTTCATCGCCAGGACGAACGACTGATAGAAGCCGTAGACGTAGGTGCTGGTGGTGCCCTCGATGCCGATCCACACCACCGGCGTGGAGCGATAGCGCTCCAGCAGCCGGATCACGGCATCGGTGCGCGAGCCATCGAGCCACACCGGGAACTGCGCGGCGCGGGAGAACGCGCGCTGCGTGATGCGCCAGTTGCCGAAGTCGTCCTGCGCCTTGTAGGAGTAGTCGTTGATGCCGAGCTGCGTGTCCCACATGGTGTCGCCGATCTCGCGCGCGAAGCCGAGCACGACCTCGCCGCAGCCGATCGTCCCGGCGCCGGTGATGGTGACGGTGACCTCCGTGTCCGAGTGCGCCGGCAGGTCGTTGACCACCAAGGTGGAGAGGCGCTCGATCGGCGAGAAGAACCACGAGTACCAATCGGTGATGCCGCCGTCGTCCGTCAGGCTGAAGGTTTCGTTGTAAACCTCGCCTTCGGAATCGGACACGACCACCACCGTGACTTCAGCCGCGTCCAGGTTGAAGAGCGACGCGGTGGTGCAGCGTTCGGTCGGCGCGAGCACGACCTCGATCTCGTCGGTGTCGGTGCACTGCTGGCCCACGACTTCGTCGAAGAGCCGCCAGCGGTTGGTCGCGCCGGTTTCCAGCCAGTCTGGCGAGACGGCTTCCGGGTCGGAGTAGCTCGGGGGCGACTTGTTGAAGTTCGCCCCGTAGCGCGCGGTGTGGACGCCGCTCTGGCTGCCGCTGGTGTTGATGTCCGCGCCGCCCGCTGTAGCCGAAACGTTCGACGTGGCGCCGCTGGGCGCCTTGACGTAGTACGTGGTCCCGGCGACCAGGCCGGTGGCAAGCGCCCCGGTGGTGGACATCTGGAACGGCGTATTCGCCGCCGGCGCCGAGCCCGGCCAGGTGATGACGCACGGCGAGGCGATGGTCATGGTCACCACCCCGGACGTGCCGGTCAGCGCCTCATAGACACGGTGCACGCCGGTGGTGACCATGACCTCGTCGCCGGTGGCGTAGTACTTGGAGGCGCTCCAGACCTCGGCGTCGTCCTCCGGCACGGTGGAGGACACCAGCACCGCGTCCGTGACTTCGAGCGGCGGGACGAGCTTCACGAGGCCACCGACACTTCAAGCGGCGTCGAGGGGTCAACGCCGCGCACCGGCATGCCCTTGCCGCGGAACTCGTCCATGCGCGTGGCGATGCGGCTGGTGTGGAGCGCCACCGCGGCGATACCGTTCTCCAGCTTTGAGAGGCGCCCTTCCACGCCGGACATGTCCATCATCCGGCGCGATTCGCTGTTGCTGTAGATCCGGCCCGCGGGCAGGTTCATCAGCTCGGGCCCCATCTCGCCCACCAGCGCCATGCCGCCGCCGTGGTAGCCGCCCGATGCGAACTTCGGGATGCCGCCCGCCAGGCGCACCGCGCGCCGGTAGTCAACGAGCGTGGAGAAGGCGGACGTGGAGATCGCCGACGCGGCCACGCCGGCGGCGTTGGTCGCCTGCTCGATCGCGGCGCCGAGCGCCTGCCACTTCTCGATGGTCGACTGCCCGATCGGCTCGTCAAGCGCTTTCAGGAACTCCGCGCGCCATTCCTCGATGGTGGAGGCAGACGTGCCCAGCCCCGCGCCCAGCTCGCCGACCTGGCCCTTCCAGTAGCCGGCGGGGTTCTGCGCGGAAAGCAGCGACGAGCGCAGTGCAGAGCGCGTGGGCCCGGTGTTGGCCGCCGGCGCGACGATCTGCAGCAGCCGCTGCATCATCTGCTCCTGGCTTTCGCCGGGCTCGCCGTCGATCCACCGGCCGTTCGTCTCGAAGACGTGGTTCGGCCCCACGATGCCAGCGAGGATCTCGGGGTCGTACTTGTCCGGGTCGTTGAGTTCCTTCTCCAGCGCCTCGATCGCGGCCATGCTCGGGCCGCCTGGCAGATTCGCGTCGCCGATGTCGAACTTGCTGCCTTCCGCGTTGTAGTCCGCGTAGCGCAGCAGGAGCTGCGAGGGCTTCGGCCCGCCGCCGTCGCCGCCGAACATGCCGAGCATAGAGGCGACGGCGAGCGCGGCGCCGACATACGGCATCGCGGTTCCGATCGCACCGAGCGCCCCAGCGCCCGAGCCACCGATCTGCGCAATTCCCAGGGCCGCCGCCTCGCCCGCAAGCGCGGTTCCGGCCGCTCCGCCGGCCAGCATGGTGCCGCCCCCGATGTTGGCGATTGACGAGCCGATCGCGCCATTGGCGCCGAACAGACCGCCGCCGCCCCCGAAGAGGCTGTTCGCGCTGCTGGCAATGTTCCCGATGCCACCGAACCCGCCGCCACCACCGCCGCCGCTGAACAGCCCCCCGCTGGCGCCGAACGCCGATTGCGCCACGCTGCCGCCGCTCACCGCAGCGGCGATGTTCACGATGAACGGCCGCACCGTCATCTGGTAGAGCAGGTCGAACAGGCCGTTCTTCAGCGTGTCCTTCAGCCGGTCGAACGCGCTCTTGCCGGAGTCGAAGATCGACACGAATGTGTCGTGCGCGGTGCGGTCGATGGACTGCCACATCGAGCCCTGCGCGCGCAGCCACTCTTCGGAGGCCGCCTTGGACGCGTCACGGGCCTGCTCGCGCGCCTCCTTCGTATCCAGCAGCGCGATCGTGCGCTGTTTCGCGGCGTCGGCCTCGATGCGCAGTGTCGCCGCTTCCTCCTCGGACAGTCCCTTGGAGGCTTTCTTCAGGTCGTTCTCGATCCGGCGAAGCGCGATCGCCTTCTCGCGCTCCACGCTGTTCAGGTAGATCAGTGAGTTCTCGAACTCGAGCTGGTCCAGCTCCGCTTTGGCGGCGCTGGTGAACTCGATCATCTGAACGCCGCGGCGCTGCTCGGCCTCGAACGCCTCGCGGCTCGCCTCGAACGCCTCGCGGCTCGCCTCGGTGAGCTTCTTGATCTCGTCCTTGTGCTGGCGCTCAAGCTCCTTGGCGAACGCCTGCTTCTCGATCAGCTTGCCGACCGCGCCCTGGTAGTGCTCCAGCGACACCCGACCGCCGCGCAACTCAGCGTGGAGCAGTTCGAGATCCTTGTAAAAATCCTTGCTGACCCCAGCCAGCTCGTTGAGTAGATCAGCGGCGGTCTTGCCTGGCTTGCTGTCCCCAAGACTGCGATAGTCGGCCTTAGGCTTCGGTCCCCGGACCATGAGATCGCGCGCGTCATAGTCGCCGGGGCCGGAGTTGGCCAGCGCGCCCTGCCGCTCCATGAACTGAAGAAACTGCAGCCGTTTGCGCAGTTGCCCTTCGTCCCCGATGCCGACGCCGGCCGCCAGGCGTGGCGGCGCGCTCTTCATCCGCTCAATGAACTCCAGCTCCTCGCGGATCGCCTTCATGTTCCCCGCGATGCTCTTCAGGGGATCAATCGCGAAGCCAACGTTGTAGAGCGCTGACGTCCATCCACCGAAGATCTTCAGCCCTTCGGAGAGCTGCTCCACCATATCTTTTGCGGTGCTGGTCCACGGCATGATCGCCTGCCGCCGTGCGTCGTCCATCACCACGCTGAGGCGCCCCATCGCCTTCTCGAACTTCTCAGCCTCGGCTGCCTGCTCCGCAGTGACTCGGGCGTTGACCGTGCCTTCCTCGGCCATGTCCTTCAGGAATGGGAGGAGCTTCGCGCCAGACTTGCCGAAGAGGTCCAGCGCCAGGGCGGTCTTACCCGCGCCGTCCTCGAATGTCGCGAGCTTTAGCGCCACTTCTCGCATCATCTCGCCCGGATCGCGCAGAGCCCCGGCGGCGGTCTTAGCCTGGATGCCCAGGAACACGAGCGCCTGCCTGGCGTTCTTCGTTTCCTCCTCGGTGCCCTTCAATCCCTTGGTGAGCTTGACGAGCGAGTCTTCAACCAGGCCGAAATCATGCCCCCCGATCTTCGCCACGACTTGGAGTTTGGAGAGTTCCTCCACCGCCGCGCCGGTCACCTCGGCCATGTCGTCCAGCGCCGCTGTGGCCTTGGTGACGCTCAACGCCATGGCGGCCAAGGCGCCCGCGCCAAGGCTCACACCGAGCGCGCCGAGCGCCGTCTTGGCGACGTTCACTGAGCGCGTGATGTCGTTCATCGCGCCCGCAACGATGCCCTTGGCGGACGCCATGTCCGTCTGGAGGCGCGCGACGTTGGCCGCGATATCGACGACGAGGGTTCCAGCTCTCACGTTTCGTTGCTCGCTTTGTCCTTGTTGGCCAGGAGATTCAGCACGGCCGCTTCGATGATGCGGAGCTTGTCGAAAAGCTCCGGTGTTTCCGCGATGCCGGCCATGCGCAGGCCGCTACTCACGCGCGTGTAGTCGAGCCCGGTGTACCCGGCGGAGCCGGTGTTCCACTGCGTCTGCACGGCAAGGAATGCCTGCCACGCGGCCCAGTTATCGGGCCAGACGTGGCAATCCTTGTCGTCAGGTCCGTGCGCCTCGGTGATGCTTTCTTCGGTGGCGCCGAAGGCACGCGCGTCCTCGCGAGCCTTGTCCATCTCGCCGCCGCCCCGGACCCACCAGGCGGCGGCGTCTTTCAGTTTTTTGCCGGACCCTTCACCGCGCTTTCGAGCCAGGCGAGCACGATCGCGGTCTGCACGAACGGCTCCGCCAGGAGCGCCACGCGGTTGGCTTCGTTCACTTCGAGCGGCGAGCCGTCGGGCTGCTTGATGTCGCTCCAGCCGACCAGCTCGGTGGCGAGGATCTCGGCATCGGGCGGCAGCCCCTTTGCCACCATGGCCTCGATCTCCGGCCGCGAGCGCCGCTTGAACTCGGCGGTGAAGTCGATGGACTCCCACGCGCCGGCCTCGCTCGGGCGCTTGACGACCACTTTGAATTTGTAGGTGGGCTTGTTGCTGAGCACGAACATGAAATTCTCCTGAGTGAATCGGGCGCCGGCCCTGCACCGGCGCCCGTACTGCGGTTACGTGTAGGCGAGCGAAAGCTCGTTGTTGAGGGCCAGCGTGGGCGCGAGCTCCATGTCCACGCTGTAGGTGCGCACGCCCTTCACGTCGCCGTCGCGCGGGTTGGTGAGGCGCGCTTGCGCCGCGGTGACGGTGAGGATCGTGCCGGCGCCCGAGCCGTGGACGAAGGTGAAGCTGCCCGTGGCACCGGACACGACGATGGAATCGAAGTCCTTCTGCGCCATCGTCGGGTACTCGATGGTGGCGGAGGCGCTCGGCTCGCGGTCGGTGATGAACACCTGCTCGGAGCCGCCCGGGAACGGGACGTAGTTGAGGACATTCGCCAGGTCGATCTGCGCCGACCACAGACCGCACGCGTAGCTGTGGAGCGAGATGCTGGTGGTATTGGTCTTGTTCATCGGCTTGGGCGTCTGCCAGGCCGACAGCGTGAGCGCTGACATCGCGGTGTCCGTGGCCACAGCGTACAGGCCGATGAAGCGGAAGCGGTACACCGGGATCTGCTCGGCATCGAAGGCGAGCGACACGCTGCCGCGGCAGCCGGTCATCTTGTACTGCATGCCGTCGCGGTTGCCGTAGAGCGTGACGCTTTCAAGCGCGGCGGAGATCGGCGCATACGTGACGCTCGTGCTGGGCACGATCGTCTCGGCCAGGCCGCAGGCACGCAGCAGCGGGCCGTAGGGCGGCGCGGTGCCGGCCGCGGAGGCGCCGCCGACCTCGACGTCGAACGACACTTCGCGCCAGGTGAAGGCGGTCTTCGAGGACAGGCGGCCGAAGCTCTGCAGCGCGATGCCCTGGCGCGAGGCGTAGGACAGGCTGACGGGCGAGGGTCCCTGCAGGTTCTTCACGATCATCGCGTTCGAGCCGACGACGGGCGTGGGATCGGTGGCGTAGGTGGACTCGATTTTCGCGAGCAGGTGGCGCTTGACGGCGAGGGCTGCGGACATGGCGGTGGCTCCTTAACGCTTTTTGGAGGCCGGTTTGTCGTCCGCAGGGGCGGCCGGCTCCGGCACCGCCTCCTGCGTCTGCTTGGGTTCCGCGGTGCGCTCCACGAGCTGGCGCTTGCCGTCCTTGCCGACGACGTAGCTGCCGCCCTGCCCCGCGTGTTCGTCCTGTTGGTTCATCGTCATCACTCCGTGTGAAAGAAGGTGATCTCCTCTTCCACCACGTGGTGGTCGAGGTCGAATTCGTAGTCTTCGCCGCCGCCGCCGGTGGCCAGCGTGCCGATCGGGTCGATCTGCACGCCTTCGGACGTGCCGAAGTAGCGGTCGTACGCGGCGCGCACCTGGAGCATCAGTTCCTTGGCCGCCTTCAGCGTGGAGGCGTGGCACTCGAAGGTGATGTCCGAGTGGCCCCAGCCTGAGTTCACGTAGATGGCCGCGACCGGGCGGAACGCGCCGTCCTTCACGAACACGACGTACGGCAGCGTCGCGTTCTGCGGCGCCTGGCCGGCATAGATCCGGCTCGTGGCTCCACTGCCCACCAGCGCGGACAAGCCAGCGTGCGCGCCGCCGATGGTCTTCACGGCGACTTCGATCACGCCAGGCTCCCCATGCTTTCGATCTCGCTGGCGAGCCGCTCACGCATGGCTTCCAGCGCGGCAACAGCGCCGGCTTCGAGCGCGGGCCCGAGGAACGCCTTTGCGTCCGCGCCCGGATGCTGGATCTGCTCCGCGAAGATGCCGGCGAGGAAAAGCGACTTCTTCCCCTTTGGCCGGATCTCGTGGGCCTTCGTGCCGCCTTCCACCATCCACGCGTAGAACGGGTCGTCCTTCTTCACGCGCCGGCCGGCGATGATGCGCGCGGTGAAATTGCCGCCCTTGCGCACGATCGTCACGCGGATGGAGCGGCGCAGCTTGCCGCTCTTCACCGGCACCTTGCTCCGCGCGATGTCTCGCACCACCCGGCCGGCCGCTCGCAGCGCCGTGGCCAGGGCCTTGCGCTGGAGCTTCTCGGGGAAGCCTTCCAGGTTGAGCGCGACCTCGCGCATGCCGTGGACCACTTCCGTGCCGCCGACCGTGTTCAGAATCGCCATCGTTTAAACGCCCCGCTCGAGCAGGTCTAGCCGCAGCTCGCGATCGCGCGCGTCCACGTTGTTGCAAGCGAGGATCTCGAAGGTCCGCGCGCCGATCACCAGCCGGTGCTTCGTCGTCACGCCGGCCACGTACTGCCCGATGGCCGCGTAGTTCGCGCTGCCGTGGACCTGGCGCCCGCGGAAGACCTCGCCGCCGTTGACGTGGACCAGCTCGCAGTACCAGGTCGCTGTCGCCGTGGAAGGCGTCTTGACCTCCCCGCCTATCGTGTCCTGCGTGGAGGCGACGGATTGGATCGTCGCCTCCAGGCGCTGCTTGCCGGTGCGCATCGTTTAAACGCTCAGAAGCGGTACGGCCGGAACGGCTGCAGCAGCCGATCCGCGCCGAGCGGCATCTCGAAGATCTCGAAGTCCGAGTTCTCCGAGCGGTTCTGGTACAGGTGCTCCACGATCAACAGCAGCGCGCTGATGATGTCGGGCGGGATCACGCCCACGAAAGTGGTGCCAGTGCCCGCGGTGGTGGCAGTGATGTCCACCGCGGCGCCGCCATCGGTGAGCGAGAGCTGCAGCGTGTCGGTGGCCGGCGCCTTCACGTAGTAGTTCAGGTCCAGCGACAGCCCGCTCTGCACCACGCCGCCCGAGTTCGAGAGCCGCGCCGGGTCGCTCGCGACCAGGTCGTGCCCGGCCGCGGTGACCGCGTCGCCGCTCGTGTCGAAGGTGGACACCGGCACCGCGAAGCCGGCCGTGTACTTCACCGTCACGGCCTCGGTGATGTCCAGCGTGGAGGGCCACACGGTACCGTAGGCGGGCTCGATGCGGCCCGCCGCCGGAGCATCGCCGCCTACCCCACCCACCACGCCGAGGACGCGGTAGGCGCTGGAGGCGAGGGTCTGCGTCTCGCCGGCGCTGTCCACGTACGTGATCGACTGCACGGCGCGCAACGGCCGCACGGGCAGCTCGATCTCGCAGTCGAAGCTGTCGAGCTTCAGCACACGCTGCTGCCGCACCAAGGCGAGCCGGCACAGAGCCTCGGCCCGCGAGCGCGCGGCGCGGATCATGCCCTTGATCTGCGCGTCCTGCGCGGTCTGCCCGGACGGCGCGCGCAGGTGCGCGCGCGCCTCATCCAGGTGGATCGGCTCGGCGAGCGGGGCGATGAAGAGGCGGTCAGTCATGGAGCGCGCTCAGGCCTCGTGCGTTACTTCGCCCGCTTCGCGAGCGCCCCTTCGGGCAGCCAGGCCTCGACTTCGCCGATGCGCACGAGGTAGTCGCGCGCGCCGGTGGCCGACTCGCGGCGCCACACGACCTCGCCGCCGCCGGCGTCGGTCGCCACCTTCTGGCCGATGTCGTAGGTCCACGCGCGCTCCACTGCGCCCGCCGCTACCGCGCCCGATGCCGCTGCTTTTTTCTTCGCCATGGTTTCCTCGTTTCTGTTGAAAAAGAGCGGGCCCCCGAAGGGGCCCGCCAACCTCCAGGATCTTCTCTATCCTTCGCCGGCCGCAGCCAGGCTTTGCTCCACGAGCGCGTTGGTGTGCCGGCCGTGGTCGTAGCGGTCCTCGATCTCGTCGGCGGTGGGCAGCTGCGCCCGCTCGGTGAACTCCACCACCGTGTCGCCTTTCACAGCGCTGATCCGCACATCGACGGTGTCGTAGCCGTAGAGCCGCTCGGCCTGCGTGTTCATCGCGTCCAGCAGGGTCGAATCCTTGGGGATCATGAAGTTGATGCCCCGCTCCGCTGCAATGCCGAGCCAGAACTCGACGCACGCGCGGCCCTTCTCCGCGTCGTGCGAGTTCGCGTAAGTGAAGTCCAGGCCGTACAGGCTGATCTTCTTCACGCCCAGCCAGATCGCGTACGCGACCGCATACGCGACCGTGGAGTTGAAGTACGCGTGCTGGAACGTGTGGATCACGTCCCGCAGCGGGTACTCCACCAGCCCCGGATAGTCCGGGTGCGCGCGGCTGGTGATGATCGGGCCCGGATGGACCTTGATCCACTCCAGCATGCGCGCGATGTTGGTGTCAGGCCTGGCTTTCGCCCGGATCTCCTGGATCCGCACGTCGTCCATGTGGAAGATGCGGTCGCACAGGACCACGCCGCCCACCGCGTTGATGCCCCACGTTTCGTCGCAGTAGGCGTGCTTGCCGCCCACGCGCTTCACCACGTCGACATACTTCTCGAGGCTCGGGCCCAGCGCCAGGATGGCGACGTGCTCCGGCACGGGACGATCCGGCTGCGGCGGCGCGACGTTGATCGGCGACGGCGCCAACTTCTGCGGAATCTCCATGCGCTCGCACACCGCGATCAGCGTGCGCCCCGCGACGTCCAGCTCGACGTCTGACTCGATGCCCGCCTGCCCCCACCATTCCTTCACGGCCCAGCCCGTGGTGCTCAGCAGCGCGTGGAACTGGCCCTTCGTGTAGTGCCGGAAGTGGAACTTGGCCCTCCCGTCGTGCGGCACCACGTCTTCGTTCGGCACGCTCACAAGCAGCAGCGGCGCGATCGCGCGCAGGTTCATCAGCACCGGCGCCGGCTCCTCGAGGTGCTCGACGGTCTCGAAGCACACGACGGCGTCGGCCTTGCCCTTGTCGATCTGGATCGCCTCGGCGCACGTGAACTCCGCGCCCGTGCCCGCGTAGTGCTTGCGGGCATATCCGATCGCCTCCGACGCGCGGTCGAAGCCGATCGCCTTGCAACCTGCAGCCGCGAGGATCGCGGTGCCGTAGCCGACTCCACAGGCGAGGTCGATCACCCGCCCCTTGACCAGCTTTGCGGCCCATTCGTACCGTGCAACGTGATCGCACCTGATGCCGTCCACCGTGGGCGCCACTTGCCTTTCGCCATCGTTCATTGCCATCTCTATCTCCTGTCATAGAAGCCTGAGAAAAAGACACCGCGGCAACGGGGGTCAGGAGGCCCCCGCTTTCGGCGATCAACCTAGCCGCAGCGTTTCCTGCGCCGGGGATTAGCCCGGGTTGTCGACCGGCGCGACGCGCGGGCTGTGGAGCGCCGCGACCACCGAGACGTAGCCGACGGACGTGACGCCCGTCTGCACCAGGTCGAGGCTGACGTAGCGCTTTTTGCCCTTGTAGCCGAGGCGCTTCCACACCAGCTTGGTGGTGTTCGACGCCCGCGGCGTGGCGGCCAGGAGGCTCGCCAGCACTTCGGTGCCGATCAGGTCGCCATCGGCGACGCTGGTCAGCGTGCCGGTGGCATCGCCTTCCTTGGCGACCACCGTGACGATGGTGCCGGTCGTGGTGACCGCGCCGTAGTTGAGGATGAACTCGACGCCGCCGAAGTTCTGACGGTCGACGACCAGGCCGGTCTTGGTCGCGTTGGCCCCGATCGCAGCCGAATCGACCACTCGCTTGAGCGAGACGTGATTGTGAAGATCGTGCATGTCTTTCTCCTTGGAATAGCTCGAAAAAAAGGCCCGCCGAGGCGGGCCTTCCCGTTGTGCTTCGCTTACTGCGGCAGCTGTGGCTCGGCCCCGATTAGGTCGAGAACTTCATCAGCTTGATGGCCTCGAAGTTGTAGATCCCGCCACCGAACCTGCGGCGGAAGTTGAACTTCGTGGTGCCCTTGGCCGTGACGTTGTCGCGGATCAGCGTGGTGCCGGTCCGGTTGACGATCGCGTAGCCGCGCTGGAAGTTGCCGTACGCCACCGAATAGCTGTTGGCGGCGATGGCCGGCATGTTGTCGTCCACTTCCACAGGCGAGCCGAGGAACCGCCCGCCGAAACCGATCAGGGGATCGGGATTCCAGAGGTAGTACGCGCCCGAAGCGTCCTTCATCTGGCGCGCGACGCCCAGCGTGGTGTCGTTCATGATCCACGCCGCGCCGTTGCGGTATTGCGCCTTCAGCGCGTGCTGCAGGCTGACGAAGGCATCCGCGGGTGCCACCGAGGCGAACGCCGCCGACTTGCCGGAGACGATGTAGCCGACCTTGCCCCACGCGTAGGAGGCGTTCGCGACGTTCGTGTAGCTCGTGATGCCCATCGCCTTAGCCACGCCGTTGCCGGTGATGAATTCCGCGCCGGCTCCTTCGGAGAACCCGACGGCCGCTTCCATCGCGAGATCCCCCTCGAGGTCAATGTCCGCGTCCTCCAGCGTTTCGTTGAAGACCCACGGCTCGACTTCCGCCGGGTGCACCACGACCTCGATCCGCGAGTAGCGCGGCTCGGTCGTCTCACCCGAGGTCCCGCCTTCGCCCGGCCGGGCCATCGTCATGCCGGAGGTCTTGACCCGCTTCTGCCACGAACGCGTGCCGATGGTGACCACGCGCGCCAGGCGGTTCATTGCGCTCATGGTGGCGGCGATGCGGTCGATCTCCTTGTCCAGCTCCGCGTGCACCAGGTAGCCGCCCTGGGTGTCGTCCGTGGAGTTCATCGCCGCCTTGCGCTCCAGCTCCTGCAGGCCGGCCTCGTCGCCCTTGCGCAGGAACTTGCCGAATGCGGCCTTGTGCTCCAGCTGCGCGGGCGTAAGTCCCTTGCCGTCGTTGCCGGCACCGGGGCGCTGCATCTTAGCGATGGCGTCGGACACGTCCTTGGAGAGCTTGTTCAGGTCCGCGTTGATCACGTCGACCTTGCCGACCAGCTCCGTGGGCGCGTAGCCCTTCTTCTCGACCGCTTCCAGGCGCGCGTTGTTGGCCGCCTTGAACTCTTCCCACGCCTTGTTCTGCTTTTCGAGCAGTTCCTTCAGCCCCGGATCGGTGTCACCGACCAGGAAGGGCGCGGCGATCACCATGCCCGCGAGCGCGGGATCGGGGAAAGCCCCGAGCGCGACCATGCCCAGCACGACGACGACGGCCATCAGGCGCATCGCATTTTGCTCCACGTACGTTTTCATGAACATTCCTTTTAGGATTGGAGGATTTCGGTGCCTTGCTTCACGAGCGCTGCGAGCTCGTCGACTCCGCCACCATCAGGATCGCCCTGTCCGAGGCTCTTGATCCGCGACACGAGTGCCACGGCTTCGCTGCGCGACAGGCCGCCTGCATCACGCAGGAAGCGCTCCACATCGCCCAGCTTTTGCAGTTCTTCGATCGCCTTCACCGACTGCACGCGCGCCTTGCCGTTCGCGGGGAACGTGACGGGGCTGATCTCGATGAGGTCGATCTTCTTCAGGGTCCGGCGCGGCTCGTCCGGCTTGCTCCGCGCGGTCCATTCCTTTGGGATGTAGCCGATCGACAGGCCGTTGATGGCCGGCCGCGGCTCCATCTTCATCAGCTTGTACAGCTCGATCCCGCGGGGCGTGTCGGCGAACTTCCCTTCCACGCGCAGACCCTTGCCGTCCTCGGCCAGGTCGGTCCACACGCCAACGGGCGTGAGGTCATCCGCGCTCATTCCCCAGCCGCCGTGCTGGGACAGCATCGCCGGCCACAGGCCGCTCTTGCGCGCGCTGGCGATGGTGTCAGCGAAGGCGCCGGGGATGATCACGTCGCCGTAGGCGTCCACGTTGCCGAATACGGCCCCGTAGCCGGTGAACTTCATCGCCACTTCGGAGCTGGGGTCGAACTTCAGCTCCATCATTCCGCAGGCCAGGCGCTCGATCATCGTCGCTACTCCTTCTCGGGTTTGTCTTTGCCGGCGCCAACGAGCGCGGCCGGGTCTACGGTCAAATTCACGGGCACGCGCAGCTTGTCGCTTGCCGCGTCGCTGTCCGGGTTCAGGTCCAGCTTCGCGCGGCCTTCGTTGGCGGTCATGATTCCGCCGTTGACCATCGCCAGCAGGAAGTTCTTGGTCGCGTCGAGCGAGCCGCGCAGCAGGCCTTCTTCGATGAACTTGAAACGGTAGCCTTCCTTGCGCTCTTCCTCGGTGAGGAGGTTCACGTCCGCCGACTGCTCGATCCGCTGGTACCAGGGCGACAGCGTGTGCACCAGGTGCGCGAGGAACATCTGCTCCGCGCTCGCGTACGTGGCCGCCTTGTCGGAGTAGCCCACCATGATCGGCATCACGCCCATCGCCCGGCAGACTTCCTCCACCTGGTACTTGCGGGTTTCAAGGTGCTGCGTCTCCACACCGCTCTGCGCCGCGCTCGTGAACTTCGAGCTGCGGTCGAGGATCATGGTGCTGTAGGCGCCTTCGTTGAGGAAGTGCTCCTGCACCCACTTGTGCATCTTTTCGTACTGCGGCTCTGTCAACGAACCCTCTACGGAGATCAGTCCGCCGACGCGCGCCGCGTTTTTGTGGAGCCGCGCGTGCCCTTCCTCTGTCGCCATCGCCAGCCCGATCGCCTCGCGGGCGAGCTTCACGGCCTCAAGCGCCTGGTAGCTGTTCCAGCTTGGGCCGCGCAGCTGCCAGATCGAGTTCGCCGGGAAGCGTTCCGCAGCTCCCCCGTTCGGGGGCGTGACGTCATACGACAACTCCAGCGTGTTGACGTCGCGCAGAACCTTGACGTTCTGCGGCTCGAACTGGATCAGCTCGTGGACCTTGCCGCGCACCCGGTTGATGAAACTGAAGTGCGTGCCCGTCAGCACCGCGTGGAGCCCAAGCGTCTCGCGGTACTCAAACGACGTCTGAAAGAAGTTCGGCTTCAGCGCCAGCAAGTTGTAGAGCGGGTGATCCTTCGCCGGCACCGTGCTCTTGCCGTCCGGTGCTTCCTTGATCAACTTGAAGGGCACCTGCGCCAGGCCGTTGGCGATCACGCGCGCGCACGCCAGCACTGTGGAGACCTGCAGCGCGGTCCGCCAGGTGACGTTTTTTCCGCTCTTGCTGCGGCTACCGGCGTAGATCGACCCGCCGCCCTGTTGCTCGGCAAGCCCATCGAGCAGGAGATCCCGCGGCGAAATGGCCTTTCCTTCGAGCCGGTCAAGCAACCCCATTGGTCCTCCGCCCGACGGCCAGCCAGAACAGCAGACAGCCGACCACGACCCACGCGGCGGGCACGTACACCAGGCTCAGCCCGTAGCCGATGCACCCGAGGCCCGCAATGGTCACGAGGTCCCGGAGGTCCGCCAAACTGACCACGAACAGCGCCGCCGCTTTGAGTTTTTCGCGCACTACGCTGTCTCCCAAAAGGATTTGCCGCCGCCCACCCGTTTCGAGGCAAGCCCGGCTGCCATGTTCGCGACCACGATGCCGTCGATCCGCCCCGTGGCCTTCTTTTTGTCCGGCTTCCTGTTGCCCGCGGCGTCCGTGGCGTACACGGTGTTCGCCGCGCACCAGGTGAGGCACGGGTTGTCGTCGTGCCGCAGCGGCTTGTTCATGCGCGCCATGCGCTCCGCCTTCTCCACCGCTTCGGGCGTGTCGCCCTGCGGCTCCACAGACGGCACCGGCTTGCCCTTCGCCACTGCGGAGCCCGCGACCAGCATCGTCTCGAAGGCCTCGATCGCCGGGGTCATGGACTGCATGCCCTGGCCGTGCGGCTCCAGCGGCAGCTCGATGCCTTCGTCTTCCAGGACTCGCTTGAAGTCCTCGATCCGCCAACGGTCGAACGCCATGCCCTGCAGGTCGAACGCGGCGGCATCCTTCGCGCACTGCCGTGCCACCGCGAGCTTGTCGATCGCGCGGCCTGGCAACGCGACGATGTGCCCCGCGTCCCTCCACGCGACGTACGGCACCTTGTCGCGATCTTCCTTGTCGGTCAGCTCGTCGCCCGGGATCCAGAAGCGGACCAGCAGGCGCCAGTGCGGATCGTCGTCGGTCGGCTCGAACAGCCAGGCCGCCGCCGTCAAGTCGGTGGTGGAGGACAAGTCCAGCGCCGCCCAGCAGCGCCGGCCGCGCAGCTTGTCCACATCGAAGCCCGCATCCGCGCAGGCCTCCCATATCTCCCGCGGTATCGCAGGGTTGCTCGCCTCCACCCACTGGCAGAAGTTGAGCCGGCGCACCAGGCTCGCCTTCGATGCCATCCCGCGCGCGCCGCTCACCTGGTCGCGCAGGTATTTCATTCCGGGCAGGTCCGACTCCTCGAGGCTCGGGTTGGCCTTCGGCCAGCACGCCTCGGACTTGAGCGGATCCTCCTTCTTGTCGAGCGCGCAGACGTAGCCGAAGAAGCCGTCGTCCTGCACCGCGCCAGAGCACACCTTGATCGCGTGCTCGTGGTACTCGAAGCACACCGACGTCTTGTCCACGCCGCTGTTGGTGATCATCATCATCAGCGGCTGCTGCCTGAACTTCTGGCCGGCCTTGAGCATCTCGACCATCATGTTGGTCTTGTGCTCGTGGATCTCGTCCAGCAGCGAGAAGTGCGGGCGCGGTCCAGACTGCCCGTCCTCCGAGCTGATCGGCCGGAAGAAGCTCCCGGTCGCCAGGTACGCAAGGTTCCACGTGCGCTCGTGGACCCCGGACGGCTTCAGCACATGCTTCAGCGCCGGCGACAGGTCGTACATCGTGACGGCATCGCGGAAGAGGACCATCGCCTGGTCCTTCTTCGTCGCCGCCGCGTAGATCTCCGCGCGCGCCTCGCCGTCCGATGTCAGGCCGTACAGCCCAACCGCGGCGGCCAGTGGAGACTTACCCGAGCCCTTGCCCGTTTCGATGTAGGCGGTGGTGAACCGCCGGAATCCATCTTTTCGCTTCCAACCGAACAGCACTCCCCCTACGAAGCACTGCCAGGCGTTGAGCTCGAAGGGCTTGCCTTCCCACTGGCCGCCGTTCAGCTTGCAAACGTCGCGGCAAAATCCGATGAAGCGCTGGCCGGCGGCGACATCCCACACCAGCCCGCGCTTTGGTCCCTCCACCAGGTCGGTCAGGTGGCGCTTGCACGCGTTCCTGACGTACGGCCCGGCGAGAATGCGGCGACCTACTACAGCCCGCGCGTACGCGGTTGCCGGATCGCCGGCCGCGCGGACCTTCTCGAAAACCTTGCGGCGCGCCTCCGCTTGATCGCGCGCCTTGGGCTTAGTGCGGAGCGGAGCCCGTGAAGTAGGCCGAACCTTTCGCTTGCGGCGGCTTTCCGTGTTCGGCGCTGTCGCCGTCATTTTTCCCGAAGAGTGTCAGTTGCGGCTCCACCTGGACCCGCGTGCGCGCCGCCGGCGTCATGCCGAACTCGCGCTCGATCGCCAGCAGCTGCTTCTGCAGCATTGACTCCACAAACACGAGCTGGTTGATGACGACCTGCCGTGCTGGCTTAGCCGGCGTTGCGTCCTTCGTTGCTGCCGCGTCCTTGGCCGGCGCCGACTTCGCGCTGTCCTCGCTGGGCCCGACCATCACGCCGAGCCGCTCCAGATCCGCGACCACCGCGCGATAGCGGACCACCAGCACGCACCAGCGGGAGAAGGGCTCCACGTCGAGGACGGTCAGCACCTTCGCCTTGCGCATCTTCGGCGCGCACTCGGTCCACACTTTGCGCGCCGCCTCCGACAACCAGGTCGGAGGCGTCATGTCGTCCAGGTACTCGGGGTCCGGCTCCTGGCGATTGCGCGCACGCTTCCCCGGGTTTCCTCGGGCAGCGTGATCGGCGGTTGGCTTGTTCGGTCGTCCCATGATGGTGCCCCTGTCCTACTACCCCCCCCCTATCGAGTAACGCGGTGATACACGTACACAGGGAGGCTCGGTCTAGGAAAACACGAGCCAGAGATCGAACCCCCTATCCCCTCGGCGGTTGGTTCCACGGGTGGCGAGGATCAATCGGCACGCCCTTCGTGTCCGCACCGGCGATGCGTCCTGACTTCTCCAGCCGTTGTTTGAACGAGTCGTGGCACTGCTTTGCCATCGCTCGCCAGCTGCTGCGATCCCAGAACTTGGCGGGATCTCCACGGTGCGGCGGATCGTGGTCCACCACGTTGGTGACGCGTCGGCGTTTAAACGCTACGCACTCGACACATCGGCACAGCACGTTCTCGGGCAGCGCGAGGAACTTCGCTCGCGCCTGCTGCCATCGGTAATCGTAGAGACCACTCATTGGTTCGGTCGGCAGCGCCGCCGATTGCTCGGGCGCACTGCGGGCTATGACAGCCTACGACGCTGCCGACCTCGCCCTACTTCTTTCTCACGGTGGTGTTCATTCGATTGACCTCTTTGGTCTGAAGCCGGGGGCAGCCCTGTTGCGATCTTCCCGGCGATGGCTCTGCCAAGGGTAGCGGAGTGTGCCCCCCACCATGTCAGTCTTACAAGGGGGTTTGACAAGGCTTCAGCGTTTAAACGCACCTTTGACAAGGCTTCAATCGCTTTCCTCGGGTGCACGCACGGGTGGTGCGCGCAGATTTCCATCGCTGTGATTGGCGTGGTGCGCACGGTAGGCAGTGCGCGTGCGCTCGGCCTCCGTACGCTTGGCGCGCATCAGTGCGCGGATGCGCTCGTGCGCGTGATCGAGGCGGCGGTAGTAGGTCCTGATCTCGCAGCCGCACACCTTCGCGTGCTTCTCTGCCGTGCCCTTGGCCAGCCAGTGCTCGGTCACCACCGCGCGCAGATCAGCGGGCAGCGCATCGACAGCAGCGTCCACGTCCGACGCCTCGCCGTTGAGCAGCGGCACCGACACGGCCTCGCGCCTGCCCCTCGCCTCCAGGTTGAACGCGCTCGACACGGCCACGCTGATCGACGCGCCCGACTTCCACTGCGCCCAGTTCTGCATCAGCCTGCCCGTCTCGGCTTCCTCGACACGACGAGCATCTACTGGATCGAGCGGCGGGCGCTTCGCGTTGGTCGCGCCAGTGATCACGCCACGCCGAGGGCGACGGGCTACGGGATGACCGGGCGATGTTTTCGGCCCTTCTCTATGATTTGGCATCTCTTTTTCTCTTTCTCTTTCTCGCGCATTAATAGTTAAAGAAGAAAGGGCGAAAGCCCGTGTAAGGACGCAGGACGTAGGCCCCTCCCGAAAATGGCGAAAAAAGAGAGAAGGGCCGAAAACATCGCCCGGATAACCCTTAGCCCGTAGCTGGTGCGGTGCCTCCCTTGTCGCTGGACATGACCTTCCAAAGCGCAACGTGGTCACGCTCGCTAGCCTTCGTGAAGAAGTTGCCGTCGATCCGCCGGCCGCTGTGCTTCTGGAGCCACTTGCCGAGGCGGCGAACGCTCAGCCCCCCTCCGCGCTCCGCCGCGATCTCCTTCAGCACGTCGCCGAGCGCCTTGGCATCCCCGTCGAGCCCCGCCATCGTCGGCATGGTTCGCTCCACCGCTTCCCTTGCGCTGGTCGGCTCGATACCGAAGCAAGCCCGCCACGAGGCGAGCATGCGCGCCAGTTCGTTGCGCTCGGGGTCGTCGCCTTCGAGCGCGGCCAGGCTGCGGCAAGGATCGTCGCAGCCGAGCCAGATCAGCGGCGCGCGCACCATCTCGCTCCAGCGCTCGAAGCGGCCCCACGGCTTGCAGATCTCGGACACCGGCGTCCCTGTGGCCATGAAGGCGCGGATCAGCGTCAAGCCCGCCGCCACGAGTGCCGGCCGGTTGCTGGTGGTCCATTCGCGCAGATCACCGGCGAACGACCTCTGCTCGGGATGCTCGGACTTGGGGTCGATCCGACACAACAGGGTGCGGGTGCGAAGGTCGCCGGCGACGACGAGCTGGTTGCCGGTGGCGAGCCACAGCGTGGTCGTGGGCACGCGCATCATCTCCGAGCGGCCGAGCACGCGCTGCTGGTAGACCTCCTGCGTGAGTATCGAGCACAGCCAGGCGCCCTGCAGCGGGCGCTCCACGTTGTCGATCAGCACCACCGGGTCGCCTTCCATCAGCACCGAGAGCGCGGTCTTCTCGGCTTCCTCCTCCCTTTCGGGGTACGTCATCGCTGGCACAGACACCCCGGCCGCGAGGATCGAGATGCAATCGGCCATGAGCGTCTTGCCCGAGCCCATGATCGGCGCGGTGAAGGCCCCGAGCGGGGCGGACGGCAGCGCACGCCGCACCAGCGCCGTGAGCGCCAGGCTGAGCGCCACCGCGCGGTCCAGCTCCTGCTCGAAGGGGAAGGACTTGAAGAGATCCAGCAGCAGCTTCAAAGCCGCCTCGGCATCCTCGCGCGACGGCTTGTCCGGGATCGCGGGGAACTTCACTCCGCACGGGTCGTAGTACGTGTTCGTCGCTTCGTCGTAGCCCGGCTTCTGCAGCAGCGTGCCATCAGGCCGCAACGTGGGCGCGCTCACCACTGACCACAGCTTCGGCAGCTTCCATCGGCCGACGCGCGCGAGGTAGAACGACGCCACCTGGTCCGGGCAGTGGCAGCGCACCCAGGCCTCGGACTTCACGTTCCACTTCTCCCACACCGCGGCGCGGTTGAAGAGTTCGAGCAGATAGTTTTGGTCCACGGTGTGGACGCCGAGCGAGCCCGCGTCGCGCGTGTAGTTGCGCACGCTCGGCCGGTCGCGCTTCACCACCCGCGTGATGAACCCCGAGCGCTGATAGATCCGCTCGGGGAAATCGAGCAGCGCCTGCTCCGCAAGGTCCACCGCCTGCGGCAGCAGGCCGGCCTTCACCTTGATCACCGGCACACCTTCGGGCGGCGGCTCGCCGGAATCCCCGTCTTCATTGGGCCCGCGCCCCCATCCACCCGGAGGAGGCGTGTTACCACCACTCCCCGTTCCTCGGGGTGCGGGGGCGCGACTGGAGAGCGTGATGCCGAGCTGCGCGGCAAGCCAATGCAGCGCGTCCTTGGGCTTCTTCGCCGGCCCCCACTCCAGCACCAGGTCGATCGGCGTGCGTCCGCCTTCGCGCGGATCGCCGATGTCGGCCACGCCCCAGTCCTTGATGCCATCCTGCGTGATCGAGAGATCCTCCTCGAGATCCCGCCCGAGGCTGTGCGAGGTCACGCGGTAGCCCTTGCTCGATCGCTTCGCGTCCGGGAACAGCGCCGGCACCCACGCGTCGAGATTCGCGAGCGCGGCGTCGTTCACCTTCTTGAAATCGTTGTCGAGTGAACGGACGCCGGCGGCAGGCTTTGCGGCTGCGCCAGGCGCAGCGGGAGCGGGCCTGCTCTTGCCCTTCGCCTCGTTCACGGTTGCATGCAGCCGCGCCAGCGCCTTGGCCGAGATCTCCGCCACTTCGGACGGCGCGCCGGAGTACAGCTCACCCGTGAAGGTGAAGTACTGCGCTCCGCAGAAGATCTCCACGCCGATCTTGTCGGACTTGTTGGTGACCGTCTCGCCCTTGACGATGATGTGGAGCCCGGCCTTCGATGGCGACCACTCCGTGTAGCTCGCGCAGGCCTGCACGATCGAGAGCGCCCGCTGCGACAGCTCGCCGGTGTCCTTGTCCAGCATGTGGTCCAGGTCGATCCCGATCAGGCCGTCGCCAGGCAGGAACGCGAACCCGATGCCGTCATACGGCAACCTGGAGCCGCGGCTGCGCGACAGTTCGTCGATCACCGAGTGGTAGAGCGACAGCCAGGAGCGGTCGTCGTCGCTGCCCTGCGTGCCCATGCGCCGCTTGCCGGAGATGTAGTACGGCACCTTGAGCTTCTTGCCGTCCGGCTTCTTCGGATTGGGCTCAAAGCGCCAGAGCAGCCACTGTTGCCGGTGGCGGAGTTCCTCGGGTGCGATCACGCTGGCAGCTATCCTCGACCCGCGAGTGCGAGCCGTCGCCCCTTGCCTTTGCCGATGAACCTCACCTGTCCACGCACGAACAGCCGGCCGATCGCGTCGTAGAACATCGCCTCGGTCTTCGCGTAGGACAGCCACCACATCACGTTGCGCGGGCCGCTGTCCTTCAGCATGGCGACGATGCGCTGCGCCAGGCCATCAGCCGTCTTCGACTGCTTGATCATCGGATTCGGCGGCGGGCGCTTCACTGGATGTTCGCCATCGCGAGCAGGCCTGCGCTCAGTTCGATCAGCTCGTCATGCTCCACACGTGCGCGCATGTCTTCTGGCGTGTTCACGAACCAATCACCCTGCACCGAGTGCGCGTCCTTCAGATCGCGCGCCTGCTCGGTCAGCTTGCCGGCGGCCTTGGTAAGGAGCTCGGCGCGCGTCATCGACTAGCTGAACCCCGTTTGATCTTCGGGAAACAGATTCGCGATGCCCCGCCGAACTGCCTCTTCGCGGACGAGCTGCATGTTCACGCGCAGTGAGTCCAGCATTGCCGTCGCGGTCGCTTCGGTCACGCCTGCCTTCATCAGGTACGCAATGGCGTGCACGGCACCTTGCTGGCACACTTGCTGAGCGATCAACGTCGCGTCCTCCATCGTCCTGAGCTCGGCGACGAAATCCCTTCGCGGCACGGTCCCGTAGTTCTCGATGGTGGCCACTAGAACGCCCCCTGGTAGAACGATTGCCGCGCCGGCACCGCACCACACGCGCGGCGGGCGGGGAAGTAGACGTGCGGAGCCTTCCACGCCGCCCACTCCCCTGCCCGCCGCGCCAATTCACGGATCGTCGCGATCGAGGCCTCTGCATTGCGCCGGCGCATCGCGCGGATCTCGCGGACGAACTCGTCCGCCTTGAATTCCATCACCCGCTCGCGGAGCCTCTCGAAGCCATACACGCTCGTGCCCCGGGTGCCGCAATCCAAGACCAGCACCGTGGCCATCGTCGTCGTTGTGTACTGGGAGGCGCGGTCCATCTCCACAAACGCGGTCGCATCGGCCGTGTCGATCCAGAGCAGCATCAGGCCGCCTCCCCGATCCGCACCGGCTCCGGCTTCTCGCGGCCGGGCTGGTACTCGCGCAGCAGGTTGACGTGGAGCGTGCCGCGCTGGAAGCGCTCGGGCCCGGTGATGTACTCGAACTCCACGAAGCACTTGCCCTTCGCGCCGATCACGCGCGCCTCTTCGCCCGTGGGCGTGATCACGATCGAGTCGGGCGCGATCTGCTTCACCGCCGCCACGCTGCCCTTGGGCACCGTGCCCGTCAGCGCCCACGAGTCCGCGGGCCTGCCCGTGGATCCGTCGCGCTCGCCCTTCAGGCGGACCACCTTCTCCGCGCGCTCAAGCCTCGAGCCGACGAGCTGCACGTTCTGGCGCGTCCAGCCCAGCGTGGAGGCGATGTCGCCCGTGTCCATCGGCGCCGGCATGCGCTCCAGCAGCTTGAGGAACCGCTCGTCGGACGTGCGCGGCGCGGGCATCAGCCCTCCCACTCCAGCGCCTTGCGGCCGACCTCGGTGATCGAGTAGCGGTAGTGCATCTTCGCGCCCGTCCGCTCCAGCCACTTGTCGTCCGACATGGCGCGCAGCTCCATGTAGATCTGCTGCGGCGTCGCCGAGCCGACGCGCCCCTGCAGGTCGGAGAACTCCACATTCGGCTTGCGGCTGCCGCCGATCAGCTTGAGCACCAGGTAGCGCAGCCCGTTCTTGCCGCGCGGCCAGGGCCTCGTCTCGGAACGCTTTGGCGCACCGAACCCTGCGCGCTGCCGCGCGGGCGCCGGCGGCGGCACGGCGGCAGGCCTGCGCTCCACCTGCGCGGCGACGATCTGCCGCTCCAGGCTGATCCTCGCGGCGGTGGCACGGCTGTCGGTGTCCTCGACCTGCGAAATACCGTCCGGGGTGTGCGTGATAACGCGAAGCACGAGATACGCGCCCGGGTCGAAGCCCGGCATCACGGCGCAGATCCTCCGCGCCAGCTCAGGTTCGAGATACTCAGCCAGCGTCATGCTGGCGCACCCCATCGGGCTACACTCCCGGGCTTACCAATCACAAAGGGGGATTCCATGGTCGTCGGAGACAATGAAGTCGGCTTCAGCAACGAGAACGGCCAGCTGCGCGTGGACGCGCGCTACCGGATCGGCGGCGAGGTGGTGGAGATTTCGGTCCTCGTCCAGCAGGACAAGGCCGCGACGATGGTGCAGCTTCAACAACGGGCGATGAAGCGGGCGATTGCGGTACTCGAATCGCTATCGGCCAGCCAAGCCCAGGGAAATTGACAGCAACCTCGCCCGGCTTCAGCTTCGGCCTTGGTGCCGAGCGCTCGATCAGCACCCGAGTCTTGACCGCCGGTCCGCCAGGAATTTGGAGAATGACCGTCTTGAACCGCGCCTTGCCTCGCTGACCCTTCCCCATCGCCTTACCCCTCGTTCTTTTCGCCGGCCCCCGCCGGTCGTTTCCTGCGTCCCGCTATGCCTGCCGTTTCAGAATTCCGGTGAGCAGATCGACCTTCTTCTCGGCTTCAATGCGCAGCTCGCGCTCGGCACGCAACTGGCGCGCGGCCTCAGATTCGAGAAGGTGGATTCCGTAGCCGCGAGAATTGGCCAGCCAGATGAGCGGCACTTCGCTGGCGCACATGTCCATGGCGCGGCCGAGGCGTTCATCGACGGGGAACTGCGCCTGCCCCTTGCGCATCTTCGACCAGTGCCCGGCGTCGATATCCAGCGGTGAGTACAGTTCCTTGTCCTCGAGGCCGGACACGTCGATCATCAGATTGATCGCGCCGAGCATCGAGCGGCGCTTGACGATCGTCTCCAGCGACACGTCCTCGGGCGTCACGGCTCGGTGCAATGGCAGCGGCTGCTGCGCACCTTCAACCGTCGTCAAAAGTTTTGTCGTCACTTGTCTATCCTCCCAACGCAAAAAAAATGGACGATCTCGTCCATGCGTAAGCCACGCTTACCCCGCACCCGCGGACATTGCCGCCGGCTCGTTGCGCACGAACGGCGACACCCAGTCGGCAGGCTTCTCGCCGTAGATCTCGGGCCGCAGCTCGTAGCGCGTCACCGCGCCACACACCGCCTGCTCGACGGCAAGCACTCGGTGAGGCGGCACACCACGCCTGCGCCAGTTGGTGACGACCTGCGGCTCAACGCTCAGCAGGAGCGCCAGCGCGCCGGGGCTACCAGCGACGAGAATTGCGGCCTCAAGGCCGGGGTTCTGCGGTTCGGATTGAGTCGAGTTCACGGCCGAGAGTGTAAACACCGTGTTTAATCTTTGTCAACGTATTGTGTAACCCATTGGGCGCAATCGGGAATACGCTTTTCCTCATGCCGAGGGGCGACAACACTAGGAAAATCTCGTCCGAGCCGCTGTTCACGCGCATCGGCGATTCGTTCGGCGCGGCCGCCAAGTTCGCGCTCGGGAGCGGTATCAGCCACCAGCGACTGACCAACTGGAAACGTCGGGGCATTCCCGCAGCGGAACTACCTGCCGTCGCCGCCGCGCTCGGCATTTCCGTCGAGCAATACCTCAAGGAGACTGGCCAGGCCACATCCCACGTCGCGCGTCAGGTCACCGGCAGCTATCTCACCGACGACGAGCGAGAGCTACTCGATCTGTACCGTGCTGCAACCGGTCGATGGAAGATCGCGATCAAGCACATGGCTAAATTGCGCGGCGACGACGTCCAGGATGAAGCTGCGGAGAGCATGACGATCCTGCTGGCGAAAATCGCCGCCACACCCGTCGACGACCGCAAGGTCGAAGCAGCCTACGGCCTCCCGCCAGGCCGAGCGCCGGCGAAGAAAAAGTGACCGCCTCGTCGATGCGATTGGCAATAGCTTCCGCGAGCCTGGCGCTCGCGTGTGGAGCGAATGCTCAGTCCAAGAAGGCGCCCGAGACCGATCAGGATCTCCGCATCAAGGCATCAATGATCAAGCCCAACGCGTTCTGCCTGCAGCTCGGCCGCCTGCTCCGCAAGCCAGACGTCAGCGAGCGCGGACAGCGGTGGGAGAAGGCAATGCTCGATCGCGCGCGCGACTACCAGATACTGCCGAACGATACCGGCTACATCCGGGAACGCCGGCTCCGCGTCGGCATGCCCTGGTGCGCGGTGTACGCCGCGATCGGCGAACCCAGCCACGGCAACAGGACCGTGAGTGGTCGCGGCGAGCGCCACCAGCTGGTGTATGAGTCGCCGAAGCGCTACGTGTATCTCGAGGACGACCGCCTCGTGGCATGGCAAGACTAAACACCGTGTTGACACTAGACTAAACAAGGTGTTTAATGCCTTCCGTCAAACGACGGAGGGCACATGGCCAGCACGAAGAAGAAATACCCGCACTACCGCCTCGAACAGACCGCCACCGGCCTCGGTGTAGCGCTCACCACCGCCGGCTTCCGGTCGGTTGAACCGAAGGACGCCGACACCTTCCCCACCGCCAGCGCCGCGCTGATCGCGGGCGCCGGCCAGTGCGTTGACCTCGTGCGGGTGGACCGCGCGTGAAGCGCCCGGCCGTCGTGCTGTCGAAGACCGCTAACTCGGTTTGCTATTCGATCCGCGCTGCAGGAGTGTGCTCAGCGCCGTCAGCAGTCCTTCTGCAGTGTTCCGGTCCATCTCAACTGGAACGGCGACGTCGGCGACAGCATCGACACGAAAAGGAATCGGTCGCCGACCCGGCTCATCGACACTTCGGCCGGCGCCAGGCGCGGCAGTTTCGCCACTTCATCGGCGTGTAGCGACGGCTGCTTCTGGACCTGCGCATAGGTCGCGCGGACAAGCTGCTGCATCACCGCGAGGCACAGCGGCCAGGCATCGTCGTAGCCAAGGCGGATCGTTGAGTGTTTTCCGCCTCCGTGGAACGCGATGGACAGTTGTTGCGATTCGGGGTGCAGCGTGACTTCCGAGCGTTCGACTTTCTCCATGGCGGTTCCCTCCGTCCCCCAAGTCTACGACAGGAGCCAGCCATGACCCGCGACCGCACCCCGCACGGTACGCCCTACGACTTCACCCTCCCCGCCGATCGCGTGCCACGCGAACCGGCCAGCGTCCGCGTCGTGCTGCTCGCGACCGCGCTGGCGTTCGGAGTGTTCGGCCTGTTCCTGTGGGCGCTGCCCGACCTCGCCGCGTGGGCCTCCACCTGGAGCATCGGCCGGTGAGGCGACTCGTGAACACCATCCTCGGCGCGCTGGTGCTGGTCCTCGCCAGCATGCACGCCAACACGCACGACGCCGCCGACGCCATCGAAACGTGGACCGAGGAGAAGCTCGCCCGCGTCGCGCGCCGGCAGAAGACCACCGAGACGGTGATCTGGTCCGCGCGCTGCGAGCGCCGCGGCATGGACACGCTGGCCAAGCGCGCCGACGCCGGCGACTGGAAGCTCCACTGCGTGGAGCGGCGCGTGCTGAAAGTGCCGGGCGGCGCATGAGAGGCCGCAACGTCAGGCTCCCGGCGCAGCTGGACGAGACGTTGCGGCGCTACGCCGAGCTGCGCGACCTCAGCCCCGAGGCCGTGATCATCGCCGCCACCGAGCAGTATCTGCAGGATTCCCGCCGCGTGTTCGCGGCGCACGCGGAGCGCTCGTACAAGAAGGCCGTCGGTGGAACTGGCTGACCATCCCGCCCCGGCGCGCGCGAAGCGGGAGAAGAAGGCCAAGCCGCTGCCGCATCAGATCCTGTGGGAGGCGCGGCAGCTCGCCGGCCAGCACCACATGTTCGTCGTGGAGAAGCAAGACACCGTGAAGGGCCACCAGGTGCCCGTGTACCTGCTCTACCGGCAGGCGATGTTCCAACAGCCCACCACGAAGCTCGGCAAGAGCCGCTCGCCGGCAGGCCTGCTCAAGCTGGTGCAGCGGTGGGTGCCGGGCACGCCATGACCGAGCTGATGCTCTTCGCCTCCACCTTCATCACCGTCTTCGCGCTCGGCTTCCAGAGCCGCAACGTGAATCAGGGCCAGTACGTCATGGCCGCGATCACCAGCCTGTTCATCGGCGGCGCGAGCCTCGTCCTCTACAAGATCCTGCCCGAGGCCAGCGTCACCCAGTGCGCCGCCTACCTCCTCGGCGGCGTCACCGGCATCACATCGAGCATCTACGTGCATGCCCGATGGTTCACCCGCAAACCCGCTCCACAGAAAGGAACGCCATGAAAAAGAAACCGAGCGACGCCGCCCTGCCGCAACCGTCCGCGTCACTCTCCACCTTCATCAGCGCGCTCGCCGACGAGAAGGCCGACGCCATGCTGGTGGACCTGGCCGGCAAGGCCATGACCGAGAAGCTGGCGAAGAAACGCCTGGACGGCCGCGGCGGGTGGCACCAGCCCAAGCCCGAGATCGACGCCGACCTGCGCGCCTCGCTTCGCGAGCATGTGGACAAGGGCGACATGGTCGACGTGATCAACCTCGCCGCCATGCTCCACGTGCGGAGCGAGATCTACGGCCGCCCGGGTGTTACGGCCCCGGTAGCCAAGGCAAAAGCCGTGCGGAAGACGGCGAAGAAGAAACCGGCCGCTAAGAAGCCGGCATCGTTTAAACGCTCCACACCCAAGCGCGCCGCACCCAAGCGCTCCGCTCCCCGCGCAAGGCCAGGCCAGAACTCCGCGCTGGAGGACCTGATCAACCAGGCCAAGCCGCTCTTCAAGGCGAACCCGAGCCTCGACCGCGAGGGCCTGATCAAGAAGATCGGCCGGCGCTACGAACGGATCACCAACTTCGCCAAGCTGCGCGCCGCGTGCCTGGGCGAGAAGGCGCCCGCGGCAGCGAAGACCAGCGCTGCGAAGCCGGCGAAGGCCCCGAAGGTACCGGCAGCGGCAGCGCCCAAGTCCAAGCCCAAGCCCACGAAGCCAGCGCCGCCGGGCCCGTGGACCGTGAAGGCCAAGGGCAAGACGCTCGGCGCCACCATCTTCGAGAAGAAACCGGGCGATCCGTTCAACTGCAGCGCCGGCTTCTTCACCGTCGTGTCGATCGACGCCGAGAAGCGCGAGATCCAGGTGGAGACGAAGGCCGAGGCGGCAGCCAGAGCCGCAGAGGAAGCCAAGCCGGACTCCGCGACCCTTGACGCACCGAAGACCTCGGAGTCCACATGAGCCACGACAAGCTGCCCCGCGTTTTCCGCTACAACAACATCGAGCTCGAAGACCCGGGCCCCGAGCACGACGCCGTCGACGTCCGCAACCTCTACTCGGCAACCTACCCCGAGATCGTCAGCGCCGCGATCGAGGGCCCCGAGCTGAAGGACGGCAAGCGCGTGTACACGTTCCGGCGCGCTGTCGGGACTAAGGGATACAACTTCGTGCCGCGCCCGGCCGCGCGCAAGGCCTTCCCGAAGTTGGTGGACGGCGTTGACGTGAAGCGCTGCGCGGGCTGCAAGGTGGACAAGCCGTTGCCGGCCTTCAGCAAGGGAACCGGCCCCGCCGGGCTGCACCGTCACTGCAGGGAATGCCAGAAGGCCTGGCGCGCGCGGAGAGCAGCGTGAGCACAGAAGCACGCGCCAAGCTCCAGGCGCTCGCCACCGGCCAGGCGAAGCGCCCGCGCGGCAACGCCGTGCTGCCGGAGGAGCATGCCGCCGCGGCGCCGTTCGCGCAGGCCTGCGCGGAGCTGGTGCGCGAGTCGATGCAGACGGACTACGGCGTGGACGAAAACGAAGCCGAGGACGCCCCGATCACGGTGCCGGGCGAAGGCCTGATCTTCGCCGCACCCGAAGCGCTGCCGCCTCTGCCGTGAACGCCGTCCTCGAACTGCCGGAGCTTGGCCGGGCCCCGCGCGCGTACACGGTCTATCACGCGTCGCCGGTGTCCGCGAAGGTTGCCCTTGCCATGCTGGACGGCACGTACGGGCACCACGCCGGCAGCGAAACCATTGCCGCTCCCGTGATCGCGCGCGTGCTGGACGGCTGGCTGAAGGAACTCCAGTACAAGCCGGGCGATCCGCAGGCCACCACGCTCGCGGCGCGCATGCACGGCGGCCGGAGCGTCTACCGCTTCAGGGTGGAATACAAGGAGGACGAGGACGGGTCCTTTCGCATCGACCTGAATGCGAAATCCGGCGCCCCGACGCAGTGCGCGCTGGGCAAAGGGTTGCGCGCCGCGGAACAGGTGACCGGCCTCGGTCAATCCGCGCTCAGCGCGCTGGCGCATGCCGCGGACGCGTCGGTGCCCATCCTGCTCCCCGAAACGATGCTGCGCATGGCGGCCGGCCGGAAGTTCATGGTCGAGTACCTGGGCAAGTACGCGGCATGGATGCTGAGCCCGGCCATGCTGCCGCGCGAATCGCTCCAGCGCATCACCAAGCGTTCGGGCGCGCAGTTCCCCGCCAGGCTCGCGCGCGCCATCCTGGCCGTGGAGGACGCGGTGGCGAAGATCCGCGAGCTGAAGCTGCCGACGACCTCGGGGCAACTCACCACCTTCCCGCTGATCGTCCACTGCGAGAAGTCGTACGACTACAAAAGCGGGCACATGCAGCTCCTCGACGCCTACCGCAACCAGCGCCAGGAGGAGCAGCGCTCGCTCTTTCACATGACCAACGCGGCGCGCTCGGCGGCCTCGATCGGGCCCGTGCTGGAGTACTTCCTCACGTCGATCGCGAAGACTGCGCCCGTCCTGCGCGCCGTCGATGCCCTGGTCCTGATCCTTGAAGGAGAGCAGAAAAATGTCTGACGTCACCGTCCGCTCGGGCGGAACCTCCAGGTACGAACTCGACTCGGCGATCCTGCTCTACACGTCGCGCACCGGCATGGGCGACAAGAACGTGTACGCGACCGTGCACGACATCGAGCGCAACCGGAAGGGCGGCCCCCGCCTCTGCCCCGGCCGGCCGGCGACCGCCAAGGCCTGCGAGATCTTCGCGCGCGCCATGACAGACCGCGCCGCCTTCAACGGGTGGATCGCGCCCGAGATCCTGTTCGTCGGGCCGCGCACCGTCGCCTGGTGGCGCGCGCCGGCGGTCGCGACGATGTTCTTCGAGACGATCGACGAGAAGAACGCCAGGCGCCACATCGGCAACCGCACCGGGCGCCTGCACCAGCCCGGCCTGGTCCACATGCTCGTGGAGGGCCGCTGGCACGTGTACGCGGTCAAGGGCGCCGCGCGGCCGCGGCCCGACACGCAGCTCTTCCGCGCGCCGCACTTCAACGTCCACGAGGACGGCGCGATCTGCGAAGGCAACGTCCGCAGGCCTGAGCGCGTGTCGCCCGACACGCTGGCGCAGTTCGAGCGGGCGTTCTTCCATTCCCGTTTCACGCACCCCAACGCCAGCGACAAGGCGCTCACCCTGTACCGCGGCGGCGTGCATGCGCTGTGGCGCGACCTGCTCGACGGCAAGCACAAGACCTTCCCCGAGGCCTCGCTCCGGCCCCACGGCAGGCACACCCTGGAGTCGCTGCTCCGCTCGTTCGAGAGGGAAGGGAAATGACGCTCGATCGACGCGACCAGGTGCTGCAGGCCCACGTGCCCGTGGTGATGGTGCCGAGCTTCGGCGCGCTGGCCCTGCCCGAGAAGCCGGGGCACCGCTACCTCGCCGCGCGCGACGGCCTCTGGCTCGAAGTGCTGCGGCCGTGGCTCCACGCGCGGGTACCCGTCGCCGCGGCGGAGATCCCGCTGCCGTACGGGCCTGTGGAGCAGAGGATCACGTACGCCTTCGCGCAGCCCGATCTCGAGGAGATCGAGCACCGCTTCCTCCACGACGCGGCGCGCGCCTTCCCCAACGAGTGCGCCGCGTGGGGCGTGTACGACGAAAGAACTGGCAAGCTCGACTACTGGCCCCTGATCGCCACGGCGGCAACGCCTGGAAGCGTGGATCTGGAGCGCCCACGCCTGCAGGATCACCTGCACCTTGCGATCGACATCCACTCGCACGGCGCGATCGGCGCCTGCTTCTCCGGCACCGACGACGAGGACGACGCCGGCGAGGTCAAGTATTCGGTGGTGATCGGCAACGTCGACCAGGAGCTCACGTACGCCCGCCGGCTGTGCCTGCTCGGCATGTTCATCGAGGAAAGCGCATGAGATACGACGAGCGCAAGCCAGAAGGCCCGTTCCTCCACTGCATCCATCCACGGCTTCTCGACGAGCGAGTCCACGTCAGCCTGGTCGGCTGCGGCGGCAACGGCAGCCAGATGCTCACCGGCCTCGCCCGCCTGCACCTGGCGCTGCGCGCGCTGGGCCACCCGGGCCTCTTCGTCGCGGTGTTCGACGGCGACGCCGTCTCGCCCGCGAACGTCGGCCGCCAGCTCTTCTCCCCGGCCGACGTCGGCCGCAACAAGGCCACCGTGCTGGTCCACCGCCTCAACAGCTTCTTCGGGCTGGATTGGTACGCCGAGCCGGAACACTGGGGGCGCGTGAAGCGCGACGCCAACACCGGGATCCTGATCTCGTGCGTCGATACCCGCGCGGCGCGCAGCATGATCGCGGACGTGCTCGACCCGTCCGGCGGCAGCATGTTCTCCGGCCGCCACGGCACGCCCTTCTACTGGATGGACCTCGGCAACCGCGCTGCGGACGGCCAGGTGATCCTCGGCGTGCCTCCGATGAACCGCAAGCATCGCCGCATGTGGGGCCGGCTGCCGATGTTCACCGACCTCTTCGCGGGCGAAACGTCCGGCCGCGCCGCGAACCGCCTGGATCGCGCGGACCGCGCGCCGAGCTGCTCCCTCGCCGAGGCCCTCGGGCGCCAAGAGCTTTTCATCAACCAGCTCGTGGCCAGCCAGGCCCTGCAGCTCCTCTGGCAGCTCTTCCGCCACAAGCAGACCGACTACCACGGCGTGTTCGTGAACGCCGCCTCCGGCCGGATCACGCCGCTTCGGTGCGACCTCGCGGCGTGGGAACGATTCGGCTACACGCCGCGCCCTAAGACCGCGAGAAGCAAGGAAGGATGCCTGTGAACATTTCAAAGCCCAACCTGCTGGTGGCAGGCGTGAAGCTGATGGTGGACTTCTGCACCCTCAATTCCCTCCGGCAGCCGGAGGTCAACGAGGCGAGCCCAGCTTCATGGTCGTTCGGCGTGTGCGCCTACTACCGCCCCGCCACGATCCACATCTGCGTACCGAAGTGCGCCGCGATCGGCGTAGCCGGCCGCGCCTGGTCCTACCCGGGCTACACCGTGGACCGCACGCCCTACGGCGTCGTGCAGCACGAGCTGGGCCACCACGTCGACGTCGAGCGCAGCACGCGGCGCGGCAACTACTACGGCGACTTCGGCATCAGGCTCAGGCAGGTCGCCGGCGAGAAGCCGATCACGTCCTACTGCCCGAACGATGCGGAGTGGTTCGCCGAGATGTTCCGCGTGTTCGTTACGAACCCGGATCTGCTCCAGCAGGTCCGGCCGCGCACGCACCGCGAGCTGCGCCAGGTCTTCGAGCCAGTGTTTTCGGACACCTGGCGCGATCGGCTGCGCGACGCGCCCGCGCGCACGATCAAGGCGGCGGAGCGGCATGTGGAGGCGGTCCGATGATGAAAGAGCGCCCGATCCTGTTCAGCGGCCCGATGGTGCAGGCGATTCTCGCCGGGCGGAAGACGCAAACGCGGCGGGTTGTCGGGCCGCTCGGCAGGTCCGGCAAGTGGCCGCTCGTGAACCTGCGCCTGCACAGTGATCAGTTCTCCGGCGCGGCCAACGATCCGATGTCGTGGGGCTGGCCATTCGCCGAGGACGGCGCGCACGCCCCGCTGGGATCGTGGCTGTCGTGGTGCCCCTACGGCGAGCTCGGCGACAGACTTTGGGTGCGCGAGACGTTCTGCGATGCGCGCCAAGCTGCGGCGGCGCGCGTGCTCTACCGCGCCGATGGCGAAGCAGCGTGCCGGTGGACACCCGGGATTCACATGCCGCGAGCGCTCTGCCGCCTGGTCCTCGATGTGACCGACGTGCGCGTGGAGCGCCTACATTCAATCAGCCGCAAGGACGCCGCTGCGGAAGGCGTCTGCTGGGCGGCCGAGCAGCAGCCGCCGCCGAAGTGGATCACGCCATCGCACTGGCCGGAGCTGAACTACATCGCGCTGTGGGATCACATCAACGGACGGGGACATGCAGCAGCGAATCCGTGGGTGTGGGTTGTGGAGTTTAAACGCGCATGAGCGCCCAGCCCGACCTCACCATCGAGCAAGCCGCTGCGCAGCTCAACGTCTCGCCGCGCACGGTGCGGCGCGAAGTTGACGCCGGCAACCTCGGCGCGGTAAAAGTCCGGCGGCTGGTGCGCATCCCGGCCGCCGCCCTCGACGACTATCGCCAACGCAACAGGGTTTCGACTTCATGCCAGTCCGACGACACGGTAAAGGTTGGGAAGCGCGAGTGCAGCACGCTGGGGATCGGTCTAGCCGCACTTTTGGGACCAGGCCGGAAGCGCTCGAATGGGAACGGCTCAACCGCAACCGGATCGCCGATCGTCGAGTTGGCCGCACACCGCGCTACAGCATCGAGGAAGCGCTCGAACGCTGGCTGACCGGCGAGGCGCGCGCGCTGCGCACTCTCGCCAACCTGAAGAACAAGGTCCGCACGCTGCTGCCGCACATCAAGGGCCGCGCGCTGGTCGATGTCGCCGAGGCCGCAGAAGCGGTCAAGAGCGCAGGCCTCGATGATGGCCTCACGCCCGCCACCATCAACCGGCGCCTGGCCATCCTGCGCCGCGTCGCCAATCTCGCCTACACGCAATGGATGTGGCTCGAAGAGGATCTCGGCCGCCGCGTGCGCCTTCTACCCGGCGAGAAGTCGCGCCACGTTTACCTCACGCCGGAAGACGTGAAGAAGCTCGCCGGCGCCGCGCGCGATCGGCGCGTCGCCGACACCATCGTGCTCGCCGCGACCTCCGGCCTGCGCAAGGGCGAGCTGCTGCGCCTGTCCGCCGGCGATCGGCGCGACGGCGCGCTCCACCTGCCAGACAGCAAGAACGGCCGGCCGCGCCTGGTGCCACTGCCGGCCGAGGCTCAGAAGATCCGCCTGCCGCTCCAGCTCACGGTCGACGAGCTGCGCAAGGGCTTCGACCGTGCCCGCGCGCGCGCCAGGATGCCGCACATTCGCTTCCACGACCTGCGCCATACCTACGCGAGCTGGCTGGTCCAGTCGGGCGCTCCGATCACAGCCGTGCGCGACCTGCTCGGCCACTCCAGCTTGCAGCCGACCGGGCGCTATGCCCACCTTGGGACGGCAGACCTGCAGCGCGCCGTGGGTCGGATCGCGGCCAAGTCGGCGGCGGCGGGGCAGGGGCGGGGCAGGGCCGGCCGCAAAAAAGCGGCCTAA